CCTGCCTTGCGGCAGTAGGTCCGACAATTCGTTCTAGTGGTCCGCATGTGCGTAGCGAATCCCGGCAGGATTTTCCGCACTTGCGTATTTCGCAGGGAGGTCTTGAACTCCAGATACATCTGACCGTGGAGCCGACCTTCGGCCCCTCGCTCAAGTTGGCCGCATCCGTATGTGACCCGAGGGTCACCGGTTGCTGTCTCCCACATCTCACGGAGCGCCGCCTCAACGTCGCCCCCTTCGCTTTGCTCATCAAGGCCCATGTGTGCCAGTTGCACTGTCACCATCCAGTGGCGGCGCTGATGCTGGCACCGCCCGGTGTGGCATGGGCCGTGTTTCTCACTGGTTGCCATGTGATGCCCCAGTGAGGGTTCACTATTGAATTAACCGCACTCCGTTGACTCCGTGAGGCGAATGAGAACTGTGAACCGTTGGAGGGTAATAAGGCGGGTTCTTCGACCCCGCCGGCTCCCTTCGGGTCCGCTTGGTCACACGTGACCAGGCGGAGCGCCAACGCCGAGCAGCCTGCGGCAGCTCGACGCCCTCCAACTTTCGCCTTCGGCGGATTGCCCCAGAGCCAGACCTCCGTAAGCCCGGCCCTTCCGGCCTTGCTTCCGGTCTGGATCGTGGTCAAACCAGACCCGTCTGACAGAGAATGAGAATCACCATCAGAACGTTAGTGAGGCGAGGGTCTCCTTGCAGGAGTCCCGCCAGAGCCTCACTCTTCGGAGTCGTCGTCGGCATCGCTGATGGCCTCCTTCAATCCTAGGAGAAGCACCTTCGCCCGCTTCCGGGCGAGTGCCTTCTTGGAGGGTGCTCGGGCCTTCTTGGCCCTGCGACCTTTGGACACCTTGCGTTTGCGGTATCGCTTCACCAATCTGACCACCCCTCGACCATTACCTCGATTTGGAACTTGTAGTCATCCGGACCGGTGTCACCGTTCGGGATGCTGTTGCAGTGGCGGACTTCGACCGCCATCAGCCCGCCGACGACATCCAGATGTCGGTCTGCACCGGGCTGCCAGACGTAATCGTTGATTCCGGGATTCTCAATCAAGTGCGGAGTCGTGATTGTCGAATCGTCGTGCATGGCATTGTTGATGGCACATGCCCAGCGCATGATGTTGGCACCACCAGTGCGCTTGGTCCACATGGACCGTGAGTATTGGTCTGCGTGGCAGGCCAATCCAGCCGAATACAGGTCGAGCAGTTGAGCGAGGCTCCACTGCACGTTGCCTGTCAGCGACACCCAATCCGGGACGAGTCCCGCATCGGTTGGACTGAAGATTTGGTCGTCGGCCGACCAGTTGAACCGGAAGCCGGTGTAGGTCAAGGATGGACTGAACAGCGCACTGTCCGTGTCCATCTCCGGGCCCTCGCTGGCCCGCTCGACGGCCCTGCCTGCTTGCAGGGCGTCTATCTTGTGTTTCTGATTCCCGTGGGTGTAAATGTAGCCTCCGAAGAAGGCCCCACGGTCGTTGTCGTCCACGCCAACGTCGACGTTAACGAGTCCTATTCTGATGCCAACAACCCGGTAGGTTGCCGTCATCGGCATCTGTTTGCCGAGTGACCTCGACAACATGTGCGACAGGTCGACTATGAACACCGGCCGGTTGCCGGGGTTGAACTCGCCGTCTGCATCCGGCGACAAGTCGTTGCCGAAGGGTGCGCCGTCCCAGAAGGAGCCGGCCCACGCTGCGCCGTTGTGGTCGGCCTGACTTGCGTCAGCCGCCACGGTGGTTGTCACCACGTGAACATTCTTCGACATGAAGGGCTCATGTCTCTGACCCTATTTGAAGGGAAAACTCTGCCCCAGAGCCATCCCTCCGTGAAACGCTCCGCCGGTCTGCCGGCGAAACGCCTCGCTTCCGGTCTGGATCGTGGTCATTCATCAGGTGAACTCTGACGAATCTTGGAGCGCAGTCCAAGTTGCCTTGATGGCAGCGTGGAAGGTGAAGTATGCGTCCGGGTCAATCTTGGCGATTTCCTCCGGACTCAATCCTTCTGCAACCAGCATCTGCAAGCAGCGCTGCTTGGGTCCGAGAGTCTCGATGCCAGAGCCCCGCTCCGGCACCCACTCCCCGTGGTCGGGGAGTCGGGCAACTCTCTCACTCTCATCGTCGCCTGCCTTGCGGCAGTAGGTCCGACAATTCGTTCTAGTGGTCCGCATGTGCGTAGCGAATCCCGGCAGGATTTTCCGCACTTGCGTATTTC